TGGACGTATCTTCGATTTGTTCTTCGATTGCCATTAGTATTCTCCTAGCATCAGGGGCCTCAAGTAGCCTTTCACCTTGAAAGGGGTATCGGGTAGCCCGTAATAATTAATGTCATGTAGTTACTGGTTGTGAGGCTCTATTATTATTTATAGCCTGTGACATTAAACTATTTCTAATTGGTACTCTTGTGTCTATGCCTTGTAACTGTGTAGTAAGGCTAAGAAGTTTTGTCATATCAGGTAATTCTGTTTGTCTTTTTTGTTGATCGTCATCAGAGCTACCTGCTTCTTTTCCTGCTTCTACACCTGCATTTATTGTATCTTCTATATTACCAGGAACTGTTTCAGAAAAATCAACTACATCTTGTGCAAGTCCAGATAGTTGTTCGCCTATGGCTTGTGCTATTGAAGTTTCTCCTAATCCAAAAACCTCACCTATCATAGATGGAACACCAAAACCAGCAATTGTTTCTTTTCCTGTCGCTGCATTTACAATATTTCCTACGGCTAAAGTTGCTGCTATTGCAGGGTTTATTGAAGCTAATGTACCTGCTAATGCGTTAGTTACTCCTACAACTCCTGGATTTTCTGTTTGAAAACCTTTTTCTGTAAGAGCATTTAAATCCATTTGATTGCTTGTAGGATTGTTTGAGTGTCTAGCTTCTTGTATGGCATCAATATCTTTTTCTCTATCTTCATTTGATTTTAACCCTAGTTTATCTACTAACTCTGGAGTGTTAAAAACACCATATGCTTTTGCTCTTGATGCTTCTGCTTTAGTCATATTATTTACTAAAGAAGATATTGCTGCTGCTTCTTCTACTCCAGAAACATTAGCCCCTGCTACAGATGCATCTTTACCAGGATTTACTTCAGGGTCTTCGGCAGTGTCATCTGACATACCATCAGTTCCTCTTCCTCCTATCGGGTTTGTTCCAGCAATACCTGCTATTCCTGCTTCTGAGGCTTCTGTAGCGGGATCTCCAACACCACCTGTTCCTGTATTTCCTGTTCCAACATCTTCATCTTTATCCTCTACATCATCACCTTGACCATCTGCTGGCCCATCACCACCTACACTTCCACCACCGTTTAGCATTAATATATCTTCCTCATCCTTACCATCAAAGTCTACTTCTATTACGTTATCTTCAAACATTTCCATTTGTTTGTCCATATCGTCATAATCATCATCTTCGTTTTCTTCTTCTTTTTCTTTGGACATATCATCTTGCATTGCCTGTATATCTATCTCTACAACTTCTATCTGTGGTGCTTCTGGCATATCTGTCTCAACAGGCTCACCCTCTTCATCTACCATGTGTAATCTACCGTCCTGTTGCATAGACATAAGACCACACTTTGCCATCATACGCATTTCTTCAAGGTGCTTTAGGCCCCAATATCTTACAACGTCAGCAGGTATTACATACTCACCCTCTGATAACATAACAGGTATATCGTCAGCTACTTCATCTTCTAAAGAGCCAAAGGGTACTTCGTTTTCTGGTTCTTCATTCATCATGTTATTATTTCCTATCATTTATAACATTAGCCTTTAGCTTCAATAGCTGATCTAATATAGATATCTGGCCTTGATACCTGTGTATTTCTACGGGAGCATCTGCATATGAAAGATTAGCAACCGCTTTTTCTCTCATGTAATTCATATGCTTTTCTAATTCTTCATATCTAGGATGCGTAACTATATGTCGTAATTTGTCATACTCCATTATTGTAATAATCCTGGGGGTAATCCAGCATCAGGTGGTGGTTGTTGCATTTGCTGTTGTTGTTGTGGAGGTGCTTGTTGCGGTGCTTGTTGTGGGTTACCTGAGAACTGTGGTTCTCCTGGTACTGGTACTCCTCCTACACCTATGTTAGCATTACCTGCACCTGTCATATCCATTTCGCCTTGTTGTTGTTGTGGTTGCTCTTGTTGTTGCTGTTGCATCAAATATGTTTGCCTTAACATTTCTTCTGGCGTGTTTGTAACTTTGTTAGGATCTAGCATCATCGACTTGGCTATCTCTCGTATTATGTAAGGGAACTTAGCAAACGGTGCAAGTACAGGATTACTAGTTATCTGCAAGAAAGACATGAGGCGTTGTGATCTTACCTCATTTTGCATTAGGCTTTCTAATCCCCTAGCCTTAACTTCTAGGTCACCCTTTATATCTTTGTTGTAGTTAAACTGCATATTGAATGCAAACATAGCCTGACCTAATGGGCGTAGCATATAGTCATCAAAGTTTTTAACAACTGTTTTTACAGAACCTGCTGCGGCCCCCATCAACATAGAGATACCAGCTGCTGTTCTACCTACCCCTGTAACACCTGTCTGCCCATGTGAAAAGGAGGGTATACCCGTTGACTCATCAGCTAACACTCTGGCCTTGTCGAACAACTGCATATTTTCGTTACTTACGTTAGGAAACTTAGTGCCAAATATAGCCTGTCCAGGCGCACCACCCTGTCTTCTAAATACTTTTCCTGGGTATACTGTAAGATCCTGTCCTGGTGTTAGGTTTGTTTCATCAACCTCTATAAGTAAGTTACCTGACAAGACTGCATTGTCTACTGCCATACGCATGAAACCATTCATTAGGGTTTGTGTATCGTCCATGTTTTCGCCAACCCCAATGCCAAAGACAGCATATGGGTTTACTTCATATGGAACAGCGCAGTAGGGTATGCGCTTTGGTAGGAATGGGTTAACTACAAACCGTAGTACTTCGCCATTACATATCCAGACGTTTACCTGTAGTTCATTTACGTCTTCATAGTCTTCTGGTATTTCTATGCCAGACTTTTCTACAAGTTCTCTGTCCATTACGCCCCAATATTCTAGGGCCTCGTATCTATATGTGTCATATCCACGGGAACTTTCTTCGTCTTGAGAATCGAGTAGGCTAGACTCCCACCACTTGATGTTGTAGTTTTGGCCTATGTCTATTGCCTCTGAAATTGCTTCTTCTCTAAAAAATGGTCTGGTTCGTAGATTTCTTAACTGTGTCTTGGTGAGTTTGTGACGCTCTATTACGTAGTCGCACTCTTCCATGTTGGATGCGTCAGGGTCAGGGTAGAAGTTCCACGCAGAAACATAGGATACTTTAGGAACTGTTTTAATTGTTGGATCGTATTCGCCCTCATCGTTCCAGTTTGCATACTCTTTAGTTGTAGCAAACGGCCCTTTGAGTACACCAGTACCAAACAAAGCGCATTCAAACGCAGTATTTCTTAGATGCATACTAGCGTCAGACTCTTCTAGCTGATCTTTTATCTGTTTCTCCATCATCTTTGCAGCTACCATTGCAGGATGAAAGTTGACAGCAGATTGCGTTATGCCAAATCCTTCTTTTAAAATGTCTACGTCTTCTAGTATATCTTTTAGTGGGCCTAGTTTTTCTGATAGCTCATTTAACTCTGTAGCACCAGCAGGTAAAACTTTACCGTCACCCTCGTAGCCGTATAGATCTTTTGGCATCTCACCAACATCTACATCTTTAGGTTCGTTAGGATCAAAGTTTACAGTTTCTGCAACGCCCTCTGGTAAAGTTGTCGGCTCAATAGATAGAGGAAACTCATTATTAGCAAGTAGTACGTCTACTAATTGACTGTACGCTGCTAACACTTTTGTCTTTGTTACTTTTATAAATACGCGAGACTTTTCTGCCTCAGTAAACTGTACATCAGGAGAGTATATGCCCCTATAGTTTTTGTATGCACGTATCCAGTTTGACTCTTCCTGATACTTTGCATCTTCTGCCCTAGAAAATAATTTGTATATGTGGTCAGTTATACCAGAAGCATCTTCAGTTTCTTGACTACCATCTTCTAAATAAGAACTGGTACTGTCTTCTAAGAATTGTGTTTCGTCAGTCATTCTTTACCTTCTCTTAATATCCAAATACTGCATCAGCAGGTTTAAATGCCTCTTTGCCTGATGTTGAAGGATCTAAATCAAATATATTTCTAGGCACTGGTCTAGATTGTATCCCGTATCTTAATGCATCGTATAGGTGGTCTTCTGAGTGTGTGTCAATATCCTCTGGATTTCTTTTGTCTAATGGCAAGATAGGTAATTGTGCAATTAAATTTGTACACGTATTAAATATCTGTATACCAGCCATGTCAGTGTCTTCATCTACACGTAGTAGTCTGTGTATTTCGTTTTTACCACTTACCCTACTACCTCTACTTCTATCTGATGGCCTAAACTTACAACCCTCTAGTATCATTTGCTCCGCTAGACTAGGGCCTGTATCCCCTCTTTTATGCCAACAAGAGGAATCTAAAACACCATACGCCATTTTACCATCTTGGCTCTCTAAATTCAATATAATTCTAGCCAACTCTACTGCTAATACTTTTCTTACGTACAACTCCCTGTACACAACCAACGTATCATCTGGCGTAACAGCAAACCAAAGAACAGCAGAATAAGAACCATAACCATAATCACACGCCCTAAATTTTCTCCACCCACTAGGTATGTCATACGGCTCTATTACGTGGGTTTTTCTGTCAAACTCTGTAAACGCAGCACCCTCTGCAATATCCCAACTTCCGTATAGTAATTGTTTTCTTTGTACCTCTGGCAGAGACAACAACATTGTTTCATAGTCACCTGTGTTATATAGATATGGATTATCTTTTAAACTAGCAGGTATAAATCTTCTTTGAAATAATGGCTCTCCTGCTCTATTGTGACCTTTCGGGTACTTTAGTACCTCCTTTGTTTCAGGATCTCTAGCCCAAAACGATTTATTTGGGGTTGCTGGATCTATAAACATCTTTTTAACCCATGAATGTCCTGGCCCTCCTGGGTTTGTAGTAGCTCTCATATATACATCTATCTCAGGGTTTGTTGACCTCAATCTCGACCTGAGATAATCCCACGGAAACGATGTAGGATACTGCGTAAGCTCATCGAAACCCACGTACGAAAAGCTCTGACCTTGGTAACGCAATACGTCTTTATCCTGTTCCAAGTACGTGAGCCAAATTCTCGCACCCGAAGGGAAAGTCCATTGGCTTTTTCTTTCAGACCATTTGGCCCCACGATAAAACTTCGGATATAATTCAGTAGATTTGTGAATAAGTTCCCTAAGTTCGTCATTTGTTCTCCTAAGTATAAGTGCGCTATGATCAGGATACTGGCAGTATCTTAGTGGATCTATTAATAGCGCAAAACTTTTACCTCCCCCTGCAGCACCACCATACAATACCTCTCGCTCTGGTGCATTTATAAAACTTTCTTGTGGGCCTTTATTTATTTGTATTTTATTAGGATCGTGTTCTTGCTCTACAAGTTCCTCAACCTTGGGAGGATAAGAGTCCGTCTGCCCAACTGGTGTCGATTCTATCGCCTCTTTGTTCAACTGAAGCGTAGAGGATTTTTTCTTGGATGCTTTTTTCCTTTTCGGCGTACTCTTTCGCTTTGGAGGCATAATGTTTGTACGATTGGACTGCATTCTGTCTATCTCTTTCTTTTGTTATTAATTTGTGTAGTGCCTGATGCGTTATAGTCCTTCCCGTTTTAGCGGATAACCATCTAGAAACCTCTCTATAGCTACACGTTTTTAAATACTCTTTAGCCTCAAGTAGTGCATCTAGTTGCTCCTGTATAGGCAACAGTATAGTATCATCATTTGAATCAGCCTCATATCCAAACGGTATCTGTCGGCTCTTTCTTACAACGGGCCTCCAAGTATTTTTAGTCGCTATTTGTTCCATCTTCGCCCTCTTCATACTTTGGCTTTGCCTTTGGTGGAAACATTATCATACTTGCTGGTTCAGCCTGTACTGTTATTCTTTCAGTTTTGACTATGCCCGTTCTATCTAGAATTTCACGGGCTGCTGATATTCTATCCCGATTACCTAAAGCGGTAGGGTCAGTCAGTACGCCTGTCATTGCCATTGCTGCCATAGGCCCATTGGACGCTAGATACATTTGCGTCCTATCTATTATCTCATTCTGTAGTGTCTGTAGTACGGTGCTGGTCTTAGTGTTTTCGCTATACCCTGCAATCTTCATAGCAGTTCGTATGTTGCCATTGGCATCGTCAAACAAGCAGTCTAGGAATGTACTCTGTCTATCTGTTAGTTCTTTTGCCATTAGATTTTCTAGCTTTCTTCTGTTTGTAGTCTTGCACTATTCTGGCAATGCGTTTTCTTTCCGCACTAGAAATAGCTCCACCACCCTTCATACCAAGTGGCTTCTTAAATTTAGTGGTTGCGCCCGATCTAGCGGTCATGCCCCCCATACGCAAGTCGGGTCTACCTGCTGGATATTCTATGCCCCCTTCGCCCTGTCCAAATTCTGGATCGTCATCGGGTATGTCTTCAAATTTTATATTACGTCCCAATAATTTACTTACAAGTTGCTCTACTATGTTTCTATCTTCTGGAGCAGATAGTGGGGCTTCTTTTAATTCTTTTCTACTAGGTGCTTGTGGTTCGTCTTCAAAATAGTCATCTCCTGCTTCAGGGTAGTTGAATCTTTGTATAATTTGATTATCCATTACCTTTTTAAATTTTGGATTTTTTCTTAATGTCTCTTCTAAGCTAGGTGTTCTTCTAGGGTTTTGTTTTGGTATAGGTGGAGAAAGTGGTTTTTTACGTGGAATAGGATCTTTTAATTTTTCTTCTCTATTTATTTGTTTATTCTGATTTAAAATACCAAACTTACGAGGGTCATCTCGCATTCTTCTTTTTTGATCCTTCAACTGTTTTATTTGATTGTCAATACTGTCTCTTTGTGAACGAGTACGCGCATTATACCTTTTTAATTTTAATTTATAGATTTGCTCATCAATGCTTGACATAATAAAAACTTTCCCAAATAGTAAAAGGCAGGGCATTCGTACCAATAAGGACTACGAACAACCCTGCCGTACCCTACCACCTGTCCAAACCTAGACCACAACAAACCTCGCAAGAATTAGCATAGCTAGGTTGGCTGGTCTTCCCCCTCTACTTCCTCGTTAGATTCTAGTATGCCCTTACTATTGGTATAACCCTCTTCACGCAATAGCCTACATACCTCGCCCAATGTTAAATTACGAGATGGAAACAACTCTCGCAATCTTACCCAGATATAGTATTGATCGCTAGTTGGCAGAGACAATGGGTCAACTAAAAACCCCTGTTCTAATACGGCGTAGAACCGCTCTAGTAAATACTTACCTGAATCTGAGTATAGTTGTATGTATTTGTCTTTGTTTGTCAAGTTATTTTTTTTCATCATATTACCTTTTTTACTTGACGAACTCCCTCTTATATGTTATAACATTCGTTATCGAATAGGGAGGGGTAAATATATACCCTAACTCGCAAGTAGTAATACTATATTTAATATTCCGCGATATGTCAACGTTTTGTGTGGGAGCCGTGTGTGGGTCTAGTAATATGCGACAAAGTGGTTGACACTGTATTTACCCTATCCGTTGCACACTTCATACATAACGTACGGAGGAGGGGCGGTGGCCCTTGCCCCCTAGGGTAAAAAAATAAAAAAATTAATTAGCAAAAACAACCTAGTATTAATAGCCAGGGCAACAGCTCGTTTTCAACAACCTATGTGCTATAAAAAAAAAAGAAAAAGAAGTTTAAATAAATAGTATCCGTATTGAGTAAATACACCCCATTAATTTAACAGATATATACCCTATACTAGGGGGGGTATGGTGCCGGTTTTCTAACGGGGGCGTTTAAATAGCTTGTTTAAAAATACATAATGCGTTATCTTAATTTATCTTAAATAACTAATGGAGTAATACAAACTATGTTAAACGATAAAATACAAACCGCAATTGAAGACGTTATCTATGACTATTGTTGCGGCAATGCTACGGGATCGGATGTTCATACTACTCTTAAATATCTAGGGTATAGGATCGATCTTAGGAAATGGATATCTAATAAGATTGAGATAACGAATACTTCCCGTACCCAGTCATATACAATTGAGGTTTGATAGTATGGGATTATTATTACTATCATTCTCTGTTTATACAATGGCATTAATTATGCTATTGTTAATCACTACTTTTTTAACTGATATATAGGATACAAAAACTATGAATAACGTAATCACATTAAATAATTTCGCAGTAAATAATTCTTCTATAACTGGTATTGAATGGCCGGAACTAACTGATAAGACGGATTTTCACGCCGTGTTATCACCCGTCTATGATGCTGTTAGAACGTCCGAATTATCTTTTAATATAGACTATGTAGAGGATACCCTAGGGCGTTTTGTTAAACGTACTGACAATGGACGCAATTTAGGTATTGTGGGTAGTACGTATGGAATAGCAGAT